AACGCGATCAACAATCCGAAATACCGTTTTGTATGTGCGGCTGTTTCGAGAAGGCAGGGTAAAACCTACATCGCAAACATAATCGGGCAGCTGGTATCATTAGTGCCCAACTCAAACATACTCATAATGTCCCCTAACTATGCCTTGTCTCAGATTTCTTTTGATTTACAGAGAAATTTGATTAAGCACTTTGACTTAGAAGTAGCAAAAGACAATGCAAAAGACAAAGTAATAGAGTTAACTAATGGGTCCACAATCCGAATGGGAAGTGTTAATCAAGTGGATAGTTGTGTTGGCCGCTCCTATGATCTTATTATATTTGATGAGGCAGCTCTGGCTGATGGGCGGGATGCTTTTAATGTAGCTCTTCGACCAACACTCGATAAAGACAATTCAAAGGCTATCTTTATAAGTACGCCTAGAGGAAAGAATAACTGGTTCTCAGATTTTTTTCACAGGGGTTTTTCAGATGAATTCACAGAGTGGGCGTCTATTAAAGCTACTTATAAAGATAACCCGCGCATGTCTGAAATGGATATTGCGGAAGCTCGAAAGTCTATGTCCGAGGCCGAATTTAGGCAAGAGTACGAAGCAGATTTCAACACCTATGAAGGTCAGATCTGGAACTTTAACTACGAGGACTGTACAGGAAACTTCGAAGAAATTGATATATCGAAGATGGATGTCTTTGCAGGACTTGACGTCGGCTACAGAGACCCTACGGCTTTTTGTGTAATCGCCTACGACTGGGACGAAGAAAAGTTTTACTTAGTAGACGAGTACTTAGACGCAGAACAGACTACTGAAAAGCATGCACAGGAAATACAACGCCTGATCGCAAAGTGGGATATAGACTATATTTATATTGATTCTGCTGCACAGCAGACCCGTTTCGACTTCGCTCAGAACTATGATATATCAACAATTAACGCGAAGAAATCAGTTCTTGACGGTATAGCACAAGTCGCAGCAATAGTAGACAACGATAAATTACTTGTTGAACAGACCTGTAAACAAACACTCTCTGCGTTAGATCAATACCAATGGGATCCCAATCCTAATCTAATGAAAGAGAAACCGAAACACAATTACGCATCGCACATGGCGGATGCGTTAAGATATGCATTATATTCATTTGAGACTTCGGCAACAAGTTTTTAGGATACCTGGTCAAAAATAGTTATTGACATAGTATCTTAAAGTAGATATAATTCTCTTACTGAAAATTAGAAAATCAGAAACCCGATGGCCGAACTCAAACGTGATATAGTAAAATATATTCGAGACAAAGCGAAGAATAAGTACAAGAAAGGATCAGAGTGCTATATTTGCGGGGCAGAGACTCAACTTGATTTTCACCATTACTATACTTTAGCCCCTTTGGTACATAAGTGGCTTCGAGAAAATAAGTTAGATCCAAAGTATATTCTCGCAATTAGAGAAGATTTTATAGAGGAACATCATGATGAGTTATACGTCCATACTGTTACTCTATGTCATCAGCATCACCGACAACTTCATAAAGTATACGGTAGAGACCCTGGTTTAGGAACAGTACATAAACAGAAGCGCTGGGTAGAGATACAAAGAGAAAAACATGGCATGGTATGACAGGTTCTTAGGCCGAAAAGAAGAGGATATTTATGAAAAATTAAATCCTGTTCAGCAGTATTTTGGCTCGGAGTCACAATCTTCTCGTGAGCATACTCAGAGTTATGAAAAATACTATGAGACTCTGGAAATTGTTAACCGTGCAGTAAATATGGTTGTAGATGATTGTGCAGAAATACCTGCAGTAGTACAGCCTATTGGAATGTCAGGAGTTGTCAAAGGAATAAAGCGTTCAAAAGTTCAAAAACTTATAAATGAGGAACCAAACCTATTTCAAGACATTAGCTCCTTTAAGCGTAATTTAATTACTGATTTTATTCTTGATGGCAATATTTTTATCTACTATGATGGTGCTCATTTTTACCATATCCCTGCCTCCGATGTTACAATCCATGCAGACCCAAAGACCTTTATCAATAGGTATACATACGCTGAAGTAGACTATTCTCCTGATGAGATTATTCATATAAAAGAAAATTCTTTTCATGATATCTACAGAGGAGTTTCTAGATTAAAGCCTGCCGTTCGTACTATGTCTCTGATGGCAAATATGCGAGAGTTTCAAGATAATTTCTTTAAAAACGGGGCTGTGCCAGGACTAGTTTTAAAAAGCCCTAATACTTTGTCGGAGAAGATTAAAGAAAGAATGTTACAATCCTGGCAAGTAAGATACCAGCCTACAGCAGGAGGCAGACGGCCTTTAATTCTGGATGGCGGTATAGAAATAGATGCTATTTCAAATGTTAACTTCAGAGATCTAGATTTCCAGAGTTCTATAGCTGAAAACGAAAAGATTATATTAAAGGCGTTAGGAGTGCCCCCAATTTTATTAGACTCAGGTAATAATGCAAATATACGTCCGAATATGAGGATGTACTACTTAGAGACTATATTACCTATAGTAAGAAAAGTTAACTTTGCACTGGAAAGGTTTTTTGGTTTTAGTATAAAGGAAGACATTACTAATATTCCTGCCTTACAGCCTGAACTACGTGATCAATCGCAGTATTATACTTCCCTAGTAAATGGTGGAATTATAAGCGTAAATGAAGCCAGAGAACAACTAGGTTTCGAAATGTTAGAGGGGCAGGATGATGTTAGAGTCCCTGCAAATATTGCTGGAAGCGCGGCTAACCCCGACGAAGGCGGAAGACCTGTTGAGGATTCAGAGGAGTCAGAAGAATGACAGAAAAGAAAAAACCATTACATGAAAGGCAAAGGATGTTATCCTTGAAATACTTTGCAAGTACTTCTGTAGAGCAAGGGTATCTTATAAGCAAGGAGGACGCACTGAAAACCAAATGGATGGACGAGTCTTACCTTGATGATGAGGTTTGGTTCAGTTCCTGGGATAGTATTATAACAACTATGAAAAGAGTTTTCCCAGAAACTGCGAGCCTGAAACCAAAAGCTAAAGTGGCCCCAAAAGCGAAAAAAGAGGGCTCGGGAGGAGAGAATGGAAAAAGTATTTAATTTAACCTCTACTTTTAAGTCTCATACTGAGGATGATGGTAGTATTAAAATCAGAGGTATGGCTAGTACAACTGACTTTGATCGCGCGGGTGATTCTATTTCAGCGGATGCTTGGACTAAAGGTGGGTTAAATAACTTCGAGAAGAACCCTATAATTCTTTTCAATCATGATTACAATAGACCGATTGGTAGAGCTACTAAAGTAAAAGCTACTGATGGAGGTCTTGAGTTAACGGCAAAAATTAGTAAGGCGGCTAAAGATGTAGCTGAACTAGTTAAAGACGGTGTCCTTGGAGCCTTTTCTGTTGGTTTCCGAGTCAAGGATGCTGATTATATTGAGGAAACCGACGGATTAAGAATAAAGGACGCTGAGTTGTTTGAGGTATCGGTAGTATCTGTACCTTGTAACCAAACAGCTACTTTTTCACTGGCGAAGTCCTTCGACTCCATGGAGGAGTACGAAGATTTCAAAAAAACTTTCACTAATAGTGACGGGGCGCAAGTCCAAAAGGAGATAACGATGTCTGAAGAGACACAACAACCCGTTGACTTGGAAGCTTTTGCTAAAAAAGTAGCTGAGGAAACTGCTGCTAAAATTGCAATGAAGCAAGCCGAGCAAAAAGCTGCTGATGAAGCAGCACAAAAAGAAGCTGCTGAAAAAGCTGCTGCGGAAGCAGAAGCCAAGGCTCAGCAGGACGAAGAAGTCAAGACGGCTATCAAAACTGGCGTAGAGTCAGGAGCTGACCGTCTTGTACAAGACATGCAAAAAGAATTCGAAGCTGCAAAAGCTGAAGAAATCAATGAGCTTGTTAAGAAGTACGAAGCCGACGTTAAAGAGAAGGCTGACGAACTCGAAGCTATGCGTAGCCGTAAGTTTGAGTTTAGTTCTCAGAGCAAAGAAGACTTTGCAAAAGAAGCTCTTCACGCTAAAGTCTACGGCGCGATTACCAAGAAAGGTTGGGATACTGACCTCGGTAAGGAAGTCATGGAAAAGCAAGGTGTAGACTTTGGTACACGAAGCTCTGCTGGTAATCTCGATATTACTGTAAGTCAACAGTTCGAAGAAGAAGTTGCACTTGAGACTAAACTTGCTGGATTGTTCCGTGAAATTCCTGTAACTTCAGGAGCCACAGTTATGCCTTTTGCTGCAGATACTAATGCTGCAACTTTCGGTACATCTTTTGATGTTGATACTGCTAATCAGCGTATTGATAATGGTGGAACTAATGGACAGTGGGACGTTACTAATAACGTACTACAAACTGAGCGTTTGGCAGCAGGCACCTATATTGACAACAATATAGATGAGACTTCTTTGGTTTCATTCCTACCAATGATTACCTCAGCTCTCGCACGTTCCCACGCTGTAGCAATCGATAAGATGATTCTTCTCGGTACTAGCGGACCTACTGCTGGTATTGCAGGCGGAGACGGAACCGATAAAGGCTCTGGTCTACAAGCATCTACAGCAGCTTGTACTGCACAACAAGACGGTGCACCTGCATTCGCAGACTCCATGCTTGAAATTGGTCGTGCAACAATGGGCAAATATGCAGTTAACCCTGCTGATATTGTCTACGTTGTTACTATCGATGCTTACTATGATCTACTCGCACAAGCGGATGGAAAGTTCGTGACTGTAGATAAGGCTGGATCTGATCTGGCTACTAATATCAACGGCATGATGGGTACTATATTTGGTTCGCCACTTATTGTTTCCGCAGAAATGGTTGCTGCTAACGCAAGTACTGCAGCTGCTATTATCAACACCAGCCGATATGTTATTGGAAGACTCAAGGGTGTTAGCATTGAAACCGACTACGAAGTTGGTAAGCAGCGTAATGTTCTGGTCGCTAGCCAGGCATTAGGATTTAAGTCACTTGAAGGTACTTCAGGTGCTCATACCTTAACTTACGCGTCTAACGCTTAATAGCATTTTGATTACTTTTAGTAATCATGGAAACTGGGGGAGGTTCTCCTCCCCTAAGTTTTTACTAATTGATTTATGGCAGATTTAATAACATTAGCTAGTTATAAAGAGGCAGAAGGCTTGAGCACTCCAAAAGAGGACTTAAGAATTAATGCTTTAATACCTTCTGTAAGTCAATTAATAAAAACTTATTGTGGTAATAGTTTTGTAGATTTTTATTCAAGTAATAAAACAGAAACGTTTAATATTGACTGGGGTACTTATATTGTACAGCTTACTGAGAGCCCTGTTAATGCTATCGTTAGTGTACAAGAGAGGCAGTCCTATGATGCCGCTTATGAGACTCTTACAACAGGAGCGTATGAGTACGCTTTAGACAAAAAGACAGACAGTGTTTTTCGCACCAGCTCCGGCAGCTATAAGAATTGGGCTCAAGGAGTAGATTCAGTTAAAATAGTATATACTGCGGGATATAGTGCTGTTCCAGACGATTTAAAACTGGCAGTAATTGATTTAATTACATACTACTTAAAAGACGAACATAAAGAGCGAAGAACAATACAAGGAGCAAGCATACAAAACGCTGCTAGTTCTTCACAACGAGACAATGTTGCTTTCCCAGACCACATTAAGAGAGTCTTAGACTTGTATAAAAATTTTTAGTGAGCAGTTCTTCTTTATACCAGTTCTTAAAAAAGCTGGACAAGGAATTGTCAGAAGGGGCAACAAAAGATAAAGCAGCCTCGGAAGCCTATAGAACACAAAAAGGAAATAAAAAAACAAGTACTCTTACTTATAGGCCTAGAGAAATTACTGAGGCTTTGACACATTTAACAGAGATTCCCGAAAAGTTAAGAGACGCCTATGATGCTTTAGTAGACGAATTAACTGCTGACATGAGAGTTCTTTTTAAGAAAAAAGCAGTAGAGATAAATACAAAAAGTCCGGGCGATGCTAAAGTACGGGGAAATAAATATTCTGTTTCTATAAGAATTATAAAAAGAGGTCAAAGAGATAATTACACTTTGCTAAAAAAGATCTATGAAGAGAGATTGGATAAATTTTATACGGATTTTCTTGGTCTTATAAATAAGCCAGGAGGTTTAAAGAGATATAGTGATTCCGCAGGTAAAGAAGTAACATTAACTAGAGGAAAAGTGTGGGGGCAGACTCACGAAGGCGGCGCTAATATTTTTCATATGATGAATGACGCAGTATATGCAGCTATTGCGCATACTGTTAAACGAGCACAAGATCCTTCCGGCACAGACATAGCAAAAGATTTAGCAAAGTTAAAAAGAGCAGATGCACAAATTATTCTAGACATAATGAAAGACGGCCCTAGGGAAGAAGTATATATGGGAATTTCTAGTGCTCTTATTAACTCCAAAGAAGGCGGAGGTATGAAAGAGCAAGGTGCAAAAGCAAATTTAGATGCTGCTATAAATTCACTAAAACCTTTTATTCTCGCTACCGAAGGCTCGGATAGTTTATTAACGGGACGAAGAAAAAAGATAGTTAAAGAGATAGTTAAGCCTTTTAAAAATAAAAAAGGAATTAAAGTCAAGCATGAAAATATAAAAATCAAAAACAATAAAAGCAAGGTAAATTTAGTAAAAGAACCTGGTAAAACAATTATAGAAAAAGGCGCACCTCTTTCCATAATGGGCAAAAAAGCAGTAAAACGACAAGAAAAACGGAAAGGGACAACCTCAGGAATGAGTTTAGCAAATATACTAGGAGTTCTAAATAATCAACTACCTAAAACAGTAGCTAATAACATGGGTAGTCCTAGACTTGAAAACCGGACAGGAAGATTTGCTCAAAGTGTAAGAGCTGTAGATGTAACACGAACCGCACAAGGTTTTCCGAGTATTGGCTATACTTATATGAAAGAAAGGTACGGACCTTATGAAAGCACAAGTGGATCTAGGTTTGCAGATGTAGATAGAGACCCTAGACCGTTGATTGATCAATCAATAAGAGAGATAGTAATAGGCTTTGGTTTAGGAAGACTTTATACTAGGAGATTATAATGACCGCAAGAACATACGCTTCAAGAAGGAAACGAATTGTTGACGGTCTTGTTACTAAATTAAAAACAATAAATGGTCAAGGAGCTTTTTTGACCGATGTTGGGGAAAATGTTCACCCGACATTAAAATTTTGGGACGAAGTAGATGAATTCCCTGCACTCCACTGCAACGCCGGAAGTGAGACCAGAGAGTATAGAACAGCAGGAGTAAGGGATAGATTTCTTAGTATTACTATTAGATGTTATGTGCAGGAAGAAAATGCACAAGAAGCATTAAATGAGTTAATGGAAGATGTCGAAACAGTCATTGAAGACAACTCAAGATTAGAGTATAGTGATAAAATGAATAATGTTTATCATACTCAACAGATTACCATTGTCAGTATTGATACTGATGAGGGTGTACTTGAACCCCTAGGAGTAGGTGAAATGCTAATAGAGGTTCGTTACTAAGAAAATTCTGACACGAATAAACATTCACGATCAGTCTTTTCAAGTTCATAGTGGGAGATAACTATGGCCGAATATTTACATTTTAGTAGAGACTCACGGCTCTACATGGCAAAAGACGGGTATCTCTGGTCTATTCCTGTGCTTGACGGATTTAGTTTTTCTCAGGCGACGAATGCATCAGAAATAACGTTAAACGAAATGGAAGACGCCTCAGGTAGATCGCGTAGGGGTCGTAAAATGTTTACTGACTCTCTATCCGCTGCTGAATGGTCTTTTAGTACCTATGTCCGTCCTTTCAAGTCAGCTGGTTCAAAGAGTTCTACAAATGGCCGTGCAGATAGTACTGCAAACCATCAGCACGCAGTAGAAGAAGCCCTCTGGGTTGCTATGGCGGGTAAGAACGTTTATGTGCCGGGTACAGGTAAGTTTCAGCATGGAGCAAATGGTGGAGCTATCAGTGGTTTAGCAATTACCAGTCAGGATACTAGTTCGCCTGGGTATACTGCAAGTACGACTACTACTTTGTCAGTGCCTAAAGCAGGATCCGGTAGTAATACTGGAGTCACAGTAGCAGCAGGATCAGGTTCAAATACTGGCGGAACAAACGCAGTTATAAAAGTTACAACAAACGGTTCCAGTGCAGTTACTGCAGTAGAGGTTACAGAAAGAGGTCAAGGCTTCGATACAGGTAATACTATTACTGTAGACGCAGTAGAGCTTGGTGGAGCAGCTTCAGACGACAACGTTGTTCTTACAGTAACTTCAGAATCATTTACTTCTGATGCCACAGATCTAGATATTAATTTCTATGACTCTAGTCGTGCATCTCTTGGTACTTTTGATCTTTACTTTGTATTTAGTGATAGAAGTGCCGGTCGATTGCTTTACAAACTAGAAAATGCAGTGGTTAACGAAGCATCTATTGATTTTGATATTGATGGTATTGCAACAATTAACTGGTCAGGAATGGCGGGACAAATTAAAGAAGTAGCCACAGGTACTGGAGCTGGACAGGTAACTGCTCAAGATGATGCACCAACTGCAAGTGCAGCAGGAGCACTATGGATCGATACTAATGATAGTGATACGATTTATATGTCTACTGCCGCCAACAATAGTTCTTGGTACGAAGCGGTAAGTGAGGCAACCACAAGTACGTCTAACTTTATTCGTAACCGATTGACTCAGTTGACGCTTGCACCTGAAACTAACTTCCAGGCTGATACTTCGTTTACGAACGCAGCAGGGTCTTCCGATACTTATGAAACATCTTACTCTGTGGCAATCACAGGTGGAAACGTAACTATTAGTAATAATATTAGTTACCTGACTCCGGAAGAACTTGGTAAGGTTAACCAACCAATCGAGCACGTTACAGGAACTCGAACAGTTACTGGAAGTCTCACATGCTACTTAGCTAGCTCTGATGCTGCTACTAATAGAAGCCGGGACTTGTTTGCTGATCTAGTATCTGATGTTAATACGGTTATTAACAAGTTTGCTATTACACTTCAAGTGGGCGGAACGGACACAACGAAGCCTCGTTTTGAGATTTCCATGCCAACAGCACACCTTGAGATACCAAGCCACTCTATCGAGGATGTAATTTCTTTGGAAACCAACTTCCACGGTTTAGGCACAGGTGTTAGTGAAGGTGATGAAGTAACGCTTAAATACATTGGAGTATAATAACCCCTAAAAAATAATTCTTGACATTTGTGGTGTTTTGAAATATAATATAGGGTAAAGATTAGGGGGTCTTTTTGGCCCCCTTCTTATATTGAAGAGAAGAAATGTCAGTTTTCAGTTTTAAGAAAGAAGTCGAAGTACGGGTTGTTTATAACGACACTCGATATAAAATAGATGTATCTGAAATTGAATTCGGTCAAACTTTTCAAGAAAAAAGTTATCCAGTAAAAACATTACATAATCAGTCAAGTTTTGAGGGTTCTGTAATAAATCGAGCAAACCCTGCAGAGTTTAGCTTAAGTTTTTATTTGGTAAAGGAGGACAAACATAGAGTATTGTTTGATCGCTTTCTTGATTCTGCAACATTTGATATGTACATTTCAAATCCGGGAGGTGCCCCATCAGGTGTTTTGCCTGATCCTATTCCGGATCAAGTTTGGAAGCTGGAAAACTGTGTTATTCAAGATGGGAATTTCGAGATTAATAAATCTAGACCCCTGCGACTAAGCATAAGTGGAGAAGCAACTAAGCTGTCAAAATTTAGTGATGCGATTCCAGGAGGTAGTGACCCAGCTACAACTACTTCTACTTATATCGTACCCACTCTTACCACTTTAACGCTGGGGTCTGATGATGTTTCCAGTTCTGTAATTGGAGTAACTGTAGAATTGCAGAATGATATACAATGGAATAGATATGATACTTTACAAGGTGCGGCAGCAGTAACTAATGTAGCCACAACAATGTATCCCAGTGCTTTTACACAAGGGAAACAGGTGCTTGGAGGGAGTATTCAGAAATATTTAAGCCAAGAAAGTACCAGTGTTCTAACATGGAATCAGGACACTGCTTTAAGATTAAAAGCAGGAAACGGTACACAAGGTTTAGATTTTAATATTAGTAATTGTTCGTTTACAAACAGGATGTCAGCAGGCGGTATATTTGGGGAGGAATATAACTGGCGAATGACTCAAAGACCAACAGCGCTTTCAAGCGTTATAACTTATACAACAGCATAGGAGTATGTGACTTTATGGAATTAAAAAAATTAGTGGTCGACAGTAAAGCCAAATGGATAGAATTTGGTGGACTCGACGGGTTCTCAGTAGAGATAGCAAACCTCTCACGAAAAGAATTAACAGGTATACGTAAAAAGTGTACTACAACAAAGTTTAATAGAAAATCAAGACAAGCAGAAGAAGTACTTGACGAAGATAAATTTGTTACCGAGTTCACACGTAAAACTGTGAAAAATTGGAAAGGACTTACTTTGGCGCATTTGGAAACTTTAATCCTTGTTGATATAGATGACCAAGACCCTAGTAAAGAGGTAGAGTACTCAGAAGAAAATGCTGAAGTACTTGTAAGTCAGTCAGCAGAATTTGATACTTGGCTCAATGAGGTAGTCTTTGACCTTGATAACTTTCGTAGCGAGCCAAAAGGAAAAGTGCCTCCAAAGGCTGGAGGAGCTGTTCAAAAATCTTGATACTGGAATGACCGCAGAGCGGTACTTCGAGATGCAAGAACAAATGGGGCTGGAGATCGAGGAGGATAAAATACCCCCTTCTATGGAAGATTTTCCAGACCTTGTTGGAAATGCGTTAGAGCTTTTTAATCGACTAGGGGATAGAGTATACCCTGAAATCGGATATATAGGAAAAGACTACACAAATCTTAAACTATATATGGATATTTACGAAATAGAGGAGGAAGATAAAGATTTTCTTCTAGAAATTATAGAATGGTTGGACGCCAGAGCTATCAAAAAGTCGCAAGAGCAATTAAAGCGAGAATATGATAAGATGAAGAGAAAGTCTAGTGGCAAATAGTATTACATTTAAAGTTAAAGTCGAAAAAGACGGTAACTTAAAAGTTGTTGCTAAGGAAGCCAGTGCAGCAGCAAAAAGTACGGATGATCTTAGTAAGTCTACTGATCGTGCCACAAAAAGTCGTAATCGTTTTCATAAAGCAGAAAAAGGAGTAGGCCAAGCAGGTCTATCCAGCGCAAAAGGATTTTCAAAAATGAACCAAACCATGGGCGGAAGCTCAGGGTTGGTTGCGGCTTATGCAACGTTAGCCGCTAATATCTTTGCTCTTACTGCCGCATTCGGGGCACTTTCAAGAGCAGCTCAAGTAGAAAAGTTAAAAGATGGTATGGTAGCAATGGGGCAAGCCTCAGGTATCGCCATGAATCATTTATCTAGGGGTCTTATAGAAACAACAGGCCATGCAATAAGCATGGAAGAGGCAATGAGAACCACGGCACAAGTTACTAGTGCTGGTTTCGGAGCCGACACAATCGAACGCTTAGGTAATGTTGCAAGAATAGCCAGCCAAGCACTTGGTCGAGACTTAAATGATTCCATGCAGAGAATCACTCGTGGTGCTGTTAAAATGGAACCAGAACTACTTGATGAAATTGGTATTATGGTTCGTCTTGATGAAGCCACTGGTAGATACGCTGATTCGGTAAATAAATCTGCAGACGATTTAACAAACTTTGAAAAACGTCAAGCTTTTATGAACGCTGTTCTCGAAGAAGGTGAGCGTAAGTTTGCTGCAATGGCAGATGTAGAGGTAAACCCTTATGCAGTTTTAGCTGCAACTTTTTCTGATTTAACCACTAAATTAATCAATCTTGTCAATGAAGGCTTAAAACCCGTAGTCACACTACTAGGAGGAAGCGGTACGCTATTAGTTAGTGCTATGTTGATTTTTGCTTCAACTGTGGGTAAAATGACAGCCCCTGCAGTAGGCCTGCTAGTCGGGAAGCTAGGACAATTATCTGCCGCTAATGCAGATGCAGCAGTAAAACAAGCTATGCTTATTGGAGCCCAAGGAAAGGGTTCCAAGAAAATGCAAGAATTAAAAAATGATCTCGCCAAAGGAAAAATAGAAACAGATAAATGGGCTTCTGGAATAGCAGGTGCAAAACGGTCTGTAATAGGCTATCAGGTGGCTTTAACTAAAAATATGAAGACTTTAGGACAATATGATGCAAAAACTCGTGCCTCTGTTATTGCTCTAAAACAAGCAAAAATTGAACATTATTCTCTAGTTAAAGCAAAATTAGCATTAGATATTGCTAATATTAAAAATTCTGCTACTAATTCTGTTACCACTCTTCAAACACAGGGCCTTATTGCAGGTATGAAAGTTCTTAAAGGAGAGATCTGGGGAATAGCGGGAGCAACTTTTGCAGCCGCAAAAGGAATGGGTTTCTTGGCGGGAACAATGGTGGCTTTAAGAGGCGGAATTGCAATATTAACCACCGCTTTCGCAGCGTTGGGTACTGCAGTAATGATTTCTTTGAATGTTATTGGACTACTTATTGCTGCAGGGTATGCTGTTAAAATGGCCTGGGAATGGTTCATGGACAGGAATAAAGGAAAAAAAGAGCTCGCATTAGAAAGTGCTATAGAACGCTCTAATTTGGCCTTGGATGACCTTACCACAAATTTACAAGAAGTTGATAGTGCTTTTGACGGAACTTCTAATAAAATCACTACTTTGTCTGCGAGATATACAGCCTTAAATAATATAATGAGTACTACTCAACATGAGTTTAGGAGATTAAATAAAGCCCAGGCAGAAGCAGATAAAGAAACGGGTACAGCTAGAACGACAGCGTCCGAAAGCCAAATGGAATTTGTTAAAAAACTTTTAGACGGCTCTGAGCATTTAACCGCTAAATTTAAAGAATTAGGTCCAGAAGTTTACACAGCTTTAATGAATGGGGACGTCGCAGCCTCTGCTCTTACTGCCACAATGGAAGAATTATTTGAGTGGAGCGACGCAACAAATAAACGATTTGCTGGGTTTGCGGATTCTATTAAGGCTTTGGGAGACCCAATGGATGCTTTTTTCGCTAGTTTTAAAACAAAAACTAGTGCTGATGAAATGGTGGCGGGCTTAGACGATTTAGTTAAATATATGGATAACTTCGGAGGTAAGACTTCCGAAGAGTTTGTAACTGCTTTTTCAGAAAATGCGAGCCCCGCAATGGATAAGCTATTAGGAATACAACGAGATTTAAATGGAGAAATAATATTAGGAGAAGGAGGATATGAGGCTTTAGCTGCTAATATTAAGAAAGGTATTCCTGATCTTCAAACAGCTTTTAGAGAGCAGCAAAAACAAGAAAGACTAAATAAAAATAACTTAAAAACTCTGAAAGCAGAGCTTAAGCTGCACCAGTCTCGAAAATTAATTGCAGGAGAGAGCTCAAAAGTCTGGGAAAAAACCAGAGAAATAAATCAAGCAGACAGGAATACTTTGCAGCAAAGAATAAATATGCTTGATATTGCGTTAAAAACTGATAAGGATAACAAAGATATAATTTCAGAAAAGAAAATGTTACAAAGTCAAATTAATGTACTGCTAGAACAAAATCTGACTTTAACTGATAAAGAAATTATGGCAGCTGAAGAAAGCCTGCGTATCGCTGAACAAAAACAGAAGGGGATGAAACAAGCCATCAAACTGTTAGGAGACATGTTAAAAGCTCAGCAAGCTATAATAAATCTTGAAGAGAGCAGCGCGCGTTTAGAGATGGAGCGAGCAAATAGACAAAACGTTCTTAAAGGCTATAGATCAAAACTATCAGAATTTCAAATTCTTCAAGCAATGGTAGGAGAAGAAAAAGAATATTATAAATTAGTATATGAAAATGGTAAGCTTGAAAGAGTTAAAGCTAAGGATAAGGGTGACTTATTAACTCGGCAAAAACAAGTGGCTCTTGATGAAGCCACTTTGAAAAAAGTTCAAAATGATATGGAATGGGAAATTCTAGGGTTGAAAATGTCCTTATTGAAACTAGAATTTAGAAAATTACATGAAGAAAGAGAAAATATTAAGAAGAAGCAGAATCCTAAATATGAAATAAAACCATTTGAAGAGGCTTCTGTTCCCGGACTAAAAGTTATTGATGCTATTATGGAGAATAAAGAAGTCTGGAAGACAATGCAAGATCAGGCAGCAGATGCGGTCGCTCAAGGCATAATAAATGGTATTGATAGTGCTTATGAAAAGCAAAAAGAGAAAGTCGAAGAAATACTAAGGTCTGGAGGCGGTGGGGGCACTCTATCAGAAAGATTTCGCAATTTTTCTGAAGCTGGGGGCGCAGAATGGCTTAAAGATGACGATGTTGCAGTATCTAAAAAAGTTGAAGCAATTAAAGGATTAACGCAGCCTTTAGTAGATCAACTTGCGAAACTTGGCCCTCAGGGAGCACTAATTTCTTCCGTTGTAGAAGGCGCTTTTGTAATGACTCAAGCTTATATGAGAATGGCAGAAACTATAAACAGTGCTAAGGGCCCTGCTGCTTCCGCTGAGAAGTCTGTAGCAGCTTTAACCGCTTTAAGCGCAACAATCGGACAATTTGGCAATATTTATGCAGCAGCTTCTGCAAACAAGGTAGCAGGAATTGATAAAGAAATTGAGGCAGAGAAGAAAAGAGATGGTAAATCGAAAGAAAGCCTCGCAAAAATTCAGGCTTTAGAAAAGAAAAAAGAAGCACAGAAAAGAAAAGCTTTTGAAATGAATAAAAAGCTGCAAATGGCTCAAGTAGTTATAAGTACTGCAATAGGAATGATAACAGCTTTAGCACCGCCCCCGCTAGGATTAGGACCCTTATTCGGTCCTGTACTGGCCGGAATGGTTGCAGCCATGGGCGCAGCCTCCTTAGCTATGATAGCAGGAACTTCTTATCAAGGAGGAGGGTCTTCCAGTGCAGGGGCGAGTACTCCTTCAAGTGTCTCTGTTGGAAGTAGGCAGTCAAAATCAGATTTAGCAACCTCCAAGTCAGCCCGAGGCGAACTAGCATACTTCCGAGGCGACCAAGGTGTTGGAGGCGCAGAAAACTTCCGTGGCGCCTTCTATGGCAAACGACATAGAGCTATGGGCGGAACCACAGGTTATGTAGTCGGAGAACAGGGGCCCGAGTTATTTATGCCAGATCGTCCAGGTACTATTATGCCTGCGGATGATACTGCGGAAATGACAGGCGGAGCATCAAACGTAACATTTAATATCAGTGCCGTAGATGCAGCAGGAGTAGAAGAAGTGTTAACCAGACAGCAAGGACATATTATATCAATGCTGAGAACTGCAGCTAATTCATATGGTGAGGAATTTATGGAAGAAATAGACGATCAAGTTTTAACTCCTCACCAAGGTTTTATATCGAGATACTAATATGGCTTTTTTAACAGTACTACCAGATCCTTCTACTAAAAGAAGTTATTGGGGCGCAGAAGATGCAAGCGGGGATGTAGGCCCTGGATTTGCAAGTGTAAAATTAACTTCTGATCAAAATATGATGTTGACTAGAACCAACTCTCAGCGAGTTATTTCTAGAGCCTCAGCAGGACAAAAGTGGAATATTGATATTGGATATCATCCGATGACTAGAGCAGAATTTAATCCTGTTTATACTTTTTTACTTCAGCAAAGAGGTCCTTTGAATCCTTTCTATGTAGAACTCCCACAGTATGCTAGTTCTCAGAACGCCTTATTTAATACAGATACAAATGAGTCTGGAGACGCTACTTACAATACGAACACATTCGCAACAACTGGAGCAGAGTCTGCGGGTTCAACCTCTGTTGTTCTAACTCAGCCAACCGATTGGAAGTTAAAAAATTCTGCAGGAGCAGATATTACTTCTACTGCAAATACTAATGATGAGCCCTTTAATATACCAGCTGTAGGGGATGTATGTAGTTTTACGGACACAAGCAATAGTAATCATAAAAAAGTATACATGGTTACTTACGTAGAAACATATTTTAAATACAATACTCTTCCTTCTACTGGTAACGGGGAAGCCGTAGACTCTAGAAGAATAAGAGTAGGAATAACCCCTCCACTAGCAAAAACTGTTAGTTCGGGTTCTACTGCAAAATTTAAAGGAGTGCAGTTTTACGTAATTTTACCCACCGCAGTTAGAGAATATTCTCTAGGAACGGACAATCTTTATAAATTTAACTTAAAGCTAGAAGAATATTTATGAGTTTAAGAGCACTACATGCAGATGTTCAAGGGTCTCTCTTAAAAGGAGACTCTTTTGTTTATGCGCACTTATTAAAGTTTGAGAGAGTAATAAAAACCCAAAGTGCAAAACCTTCTGAATCTGCCACCGATTATTCCTATGTTACGGATGCTTCCGTCGATATTTCTTGGGATGATGGTAGTAAAGATGTTTCAGACGACCCTAATGGGGCACAAACCTATATAGCAAATCGTCTTTTAAAAGTCGGTGGAATTAATGAAACAACTGAAGCTAAAGCCTCTAATTTAGCAGTTACTGTATCTTCCGTTGCTCTAGGCGCTACCATGGTAGGTAGCGCTTCCAACAGAATAAACCTCACTAGAGTCAATACTAGTACGTATCCCTATACTGGTGCTTTAACTTTGCTTGATTCAAATGTTGATGATTGGATTGAGAGCGGTTTTTCAGAGGGGGACAAGGTTACAATTACCCATCCAACTAGTGATTGGAATGGTCTAGAGGCGACAATAGACACTTTCACAGGGGATAATAAAACAGCAAATATTACTTTCGTCGGAAAAACCCAACCTGCTGCTTATCAAGTTAATCAATCCAATGTTACTGTTGATTTATCAACGGATGAAGTTGTTGCAATCTTAAATGATCCTAATAGTACTACTTATGCTGGTTATATAAACAGAGAAGTTTTTATATATAAAGCACATATAAATCCTGATACAGGCGCCATTATTGGCGAGCCTTATTTAGTATTTAAAGGAATTATTGCTAAAGCTAAACTATCAGAAGATCCTTCTAAAGATTCAAAAGTTACATGGTCTCTAACAAGTCATTGGGGTGATTTTGTAAGAATTAATGGACGTAGAACCTCAGACGGAGACCACAGAGCGCTTTCAAATAAGGGCGCCCCAGATCCTTCCTCTTTGCATAGATTTGAGTATGCGGGTGATATGGGATTCATGCATAGTGAGACAGCAGTAAATATTATTGCAATATACCAAGTAATGGAAACTCGGTATAAGATGAAAAGCTCTGGATTTCTTGGTCTGAAGAAAAAGATGAAAGAGTATCAAGTAGAAGTCGATAGAGATGTCGATTTACGGATAAATTTAGAAGCTAAGTATTTACCTATAATTTATGGAGTTAATAGAGTTGATAGTATTCCGGTTTTTGCGGATTCGTTAAAATCAGACTCGGCAATGATTTACGTTGTATACGCAATATGTGAAGGAGAAGTTAGCGGAATTTATGATATTTATGTTGATGATCAGTCCCGAATATGCATAGATAAAAATGATAATGATACTAGAGCTACTCAAACGGCAGAGAAAACAATTGATGTAATATGCGAAGGTCGAATGGATCGAGGAGATACCTTAAGTTCCTCAGCTACCTCCAATAGAGCATCAGGAGTTAACACAGGCCTTCCTATGGGAGGAGGCGCCTTTCTGGGGCCTTTCGGCAATACTTTATATTATCTTCAAGGTCGTAACTTTGGGCGTAATAGAGCCCCTGTAATTAATAATAATTCTGATGCTGGTGTAACCCACGAGAAACAAACCACATTAGAATATCCTATTAAAACTACTCTACAGTTTCATGCAGGACGCCCTTACCAACGGGCTAACGACATGCTTACTGGTATTGCTTCTGGTGGTACAGGAAACGGAACAGGGGGTTTCAAACTTCAAGGTGATCTAGCAGAGGATAAAGATAATTACTGGAATGCAAATCATAGATTACTTGATACTGCCTATGTAGCTGCAGAGTTTGAAATTGCTGAAGGGGATGTAACAATCCCTCAACTTGATTTTGTTGTTCGAGGAAAAGAAATTGAACAATACAATTATGATTATTCTTATAATGTGGCACCGAATGTATTGCCTGCTACAGCAGCTACTTTACGAAGCACTTATTTTAAAGTAGGCGATAAAGTAGATTTTTACGACGGAGCAGGAAATGCTTTAGCTCAAGACGTTCAAATAGCAGCCTTAAATAAATATATAAACTCTAGGGAAGAGGAGATATGGAAGTATAGATTTGTTTCCGACCCTTTAAATGGACAAGCTAAAACGTCCTTCAAAATGGTCGTAAATGGAGAAGCTCATAACCATGCTAGTGCATATTGGATGGTTACGTGGGATCATAAGGCATTATCAAGTAATGTTCTGACTAAAACGCTGACTAAACCGGTAACTACAAATAACTCAGACAGCAACGCTACCATGACCGATAATAACACTACTGGCGGAGTTGACATAACTAATCTACCTACTGATTTACAAACGTGGATAGATTATTTAAAAGCTACAGGCGGTCTTACCATTTCGATAATGGGGACTAGCTTTACCATTACAGCAGAGGATCTATTAGCAAATTTAGCGCAGTTTACGTTAGACAGTGAAGGAACAAATCCTACCGTAAAAACTAACGGCTCTGATACAGAACTAGAATTACCAACAGGGGAGTCTGCAGGAGGTGATATATTAATAACAAACGGCCTTTATATTGGTGATGCAACTGGTGTAGTAACTTCAACTACTGAGAACCCAACATTAAATGATGATTACTATAAAGGGCAGCGAGTAAGAATTACTCAAACGGACGCTAATGGGGGTCTAAAAACTCAAACCAGAGAAATTATTGGCTATGACGCTTCAGAAAAAATAATATATACAGGAAGCTTCGGGCCTATAGAGGAAAATTCCGCAAGTGTAGGTAACTTTACTTGCGCAGATACACGGCCCTACCCTACTAGGACTGCTAAACTGACTTCTGTGTCGGGTTTAACTGTTGGCAACGTAATTGAAAGAGTCCTTTCAACAACAAGTGGCGCTAATGCTTATATACCTCTTGATACAAAAATTACTAATATTGATACTACAAATAAGATTATAACTGTTGACAAAGACTGCTCCTTTCCAAAAGACTCTATTGTTTCTAGTGCGGTATCTACTAATTCTTCAAGTACGGTTGCTACCGCGCACCCCTTTGAGTTCATGCCTTTGGGTACAGATAAAAGTTCTGTTGCTAATACTAAATGGGAGATTTTACCTCCTGGAGATACGAAAGTATCCATTAACCCAGCGGCTCAACTATTAGATTACTTAATAAATGATCGATACGGAAAAGGATTAGACCTAGATAAAGATATAGACTTACCGAGCTTTCAGGCCACGATGCGAGCTTGTGATACACGTTCTGATGTAACTTTAGTTCTTCCTGACGGCACTTATAATGTAGGGGATAAATACTCTCTTACTACAACTGTGGATGTGGACGGTACTGCTACTAACTTTTTTCAGTGGCAAGGCACAGTAAAATCTAGTTATGCTATACCCTCAGGAACTTACGCTGCTTATACGACGGTCACATTTACGGATTGTATCGGAAAAATAGCCCATAAATGGTATAACTGGAAATCTTTTGATAGAGGTAATATAATATACCATAAAGTAGGGGATGTTAATAGAATATATCGAGTAGATACTACTGGTGTTATATCTACTGCACCTAGTGGAGGAAATGCCACTACTTTAACAATTACTAAAGAAGGCGGCGGAAATGTAAATGTCTTTTTAGGTGCAGATGTTTCAGGCAATGGTGGATCAACCGCTACGGAATCTTCATGGGATCATAATCCCGTTGTAAAAAACTATGATTCAGACGAGGGTAACTTTTCTCCTAGCGGATATTCACTATATGACTCCGATGACGTAAAGTATTGGAGATACTTAGGTTGGCAAAACCACAATCAAGATGAAGTAACTCGCCATCAAACTAATTGTGTAATTAGAAGCGAAACTCCCTTGTTTGATAACGTTAATTCAATGTTAGAACACTTTAATGGTATATTAAGGTATTCTAATGGAAAGTACGAATTAGACTTAAAAACTGAGGCACCTACTATTCCTTCTACCATAACTTATGGCGGAATCGCTTATACTGAACCTAGACGAATTCATGCAGATGATATTATTGGAACTATTACTGTTGATGATGCGGGATTAAAAGGTAGCGCGAATACTGTATCAGTAGGTATATCAGACCCTGCAATAAGATATGATAAACGCAGCGTAAGTTTTTATAATAGTGAATATTTAAAAGAAGATAGAGGAATACCTAAGAAAAAAACAGTAAAAACTCCTTTAATAACTAACTATTTTAATGCTAGAATGAACGCTGAGCAGTATTTAATTGACTCTCGATACGCAAGAAAAATTAGTTTTCAACTAGGTCCTCAAGGTGCTTTATTATTAGCAGGGAGCGTAATTTTAATAACTTATCCTCGTTTTGGTTGGGAGAATAAGGAATTTAGAATCTCTAACTTACAGATAAAAGAGGATTGTTTAGTACAAGTAACTGCAGAAGAACACGATGATTCTGTTTATAAAATAGGAGCAAAGAAACGAGCACTTGGTCCAAATGCAGGAGGCAGAAGTGCGGGAGGTACTGGTAGAGCTGGAGGAGGCGGCAAAGCTCCTGATAATCCTACAGGATTAACCGCCACAGGTACAAATAATGCCATTAATTTAGCATGGGATAATGCTGGAAATTTTGGATATAAAACAAAAAAAGGCAAGAATATGGAGGTTGCCTGGAATACTGTTATCTATAGAAATACTAGTAATAGTTTTGCTAGTGCGGTTCCGATTACAACATTTTCGCCTACAACAGCCTCTGAAGCTATAACTTCGTATAAAGATCCTTTTCCAGATATTACTTCTGATACAACTTATTATTACTGGATTAAGCATGTACGAAGCGGAATAAGTTCTGTTGTTCATCCCACTGCAGCTAATGGAACAGATGCAGGGAACGGAGTAAGTGCAACCGCTATATCAGTTGGGGGTTCTACTGGTATTTTATACTTGTACAAGAGTTCAATAAATGAGCCTACTGATGACCCAAGCGATGACAATTTATTTCCTACTGTAACTGTTACTTTATCAGGAACTGATGCGGGTAAAATTACAGGAGTTCCCTCTGGGCAGGGCTCTGCTGCTCTCACAAATAATCAAATTATAGATACTGCAGGCAATGGTACAGGATGGTATATTGAACCAGTAGATCCAACAGACGAAGATCATGTTGTTTGGGTAGTTGCAGGAACCGGCAGTAGTAGTGGTTCAACAGATGAAATTGCAAGAGCAGAGTGGACAGAACCTGTTAAATGGTCTGGAGGAACAGGGTTAAGCACAGCACAAGTAACTCTATATCAACTAACGAATAGTTCTAGTGCTCCTGCGGACCCAAGTGGAGATCTTGTTTATACTTTTGCTTCGCAGGCACTTACTACTAATAATTTAAATAATTGGACTACAGCTGCTTCTTCTCCTTCGGCAAATAATCAGTATTTATGGAGAATAACTGCCGCAGCTATAGGCAGAAAGGATACGCATACTATTCCTGCGGCAGACTGGTCGGCTGCAGTAATTCACTCACAATTTGTAGTAGGCGGCACAGGAACGGATGCTAAAGCAGTAAAATTAACTGCGAATAAATACGCGATCCCTTTTACAGAGGCAGGAACAGAAAGCTCCACTTTAACCTTTACAGCGACCCCTCAAGGACTCACAGGAACAGGAACTTATAAATTCGATGTAGATGCGGGCAGTGGTTTTGTAGAGAAGCAAGCTGCAAGTACTACTGCTACATATACAATGGCGCAAAACGATGAGCCAACTTCTGGGGATGCTCATGTTGTTAAAGTAACTATGTATGATGGGGGTACTTCAGTTGCAACTGATTCCGTCTCTGTTTATGGAGTTCAAGATGGTTCTGATGCTTTAACTGTTGTATTTACAAACGAAGCGCATGTTATGCCTGCCGCTACTAATGGGACCGTCAGTACTTACGCAGGGTCAGGAACAGATATACGAGTTTATAGAGGCGCTACTTTATTAACTGCTGCAACAAGTGGAACAACTACAAATACCTTTAAAGCTACAGCAAGTGCTTCAAGTATAACTGCTTCCTCCTCGACAGGAAGTACCGCAAATGTTTTAGGTACAAGTGACACTTTAAGATATGCTGATCATAGTAATATGACAGCAGACAGTGCTTCTATTACTTATACGATAACTGTATATACTTCTGCAGGTACTACTACTATTACAAAAGTACAAAGTTTTTCAAAGAGCAAAAAAGGAGAAACCGGGGATACACCTGATGCTCCAGCGGATGGAACTGATGCAGCTAGAGTAATTACAGGAATTGTTTACTGGCAAGGGGCTGCTTCTGGCGAGACAACCTCATCTATTACTAGTGATCATAAACCTAGTAATACGGATTGTGATTATAATTTTAATACTACTTTCTCAGATAGTGCTTTTAGTCCTGCTATCGGGGGAGGAAGTGTTGGGACCACTGATAATAGTGTTGCCAGAAATAATTGGAGCGTAACTCCTCCTGCTGCGTCATCTACTCGTGAAAAAGTGTTTTATTTACCTTTTACTGCAACTGAAACTTTATCTTCTGGAAACCACACAGGAAGCGGAGATGTAACGTTTGGAGATGTAACAGAAGGAATAAGTTTTACAGGAGTTGTAACTTTTTCAGGGGATACTTTAACTTCTGCTAATGGTAATACTATGAATATAACAGCGATAAACGGTAGCACAATTACTACAGGATTTTTAAAAAGCTCCGGTACAGATGTTAGTTCTACAAACGGTTCCCAGTTTCAGTCTGCGGCGGGAAGAACCTATATTAATCTTGATAACGGAGCAATATCCTCCCATAACTTTAGAGTAGGCTCAGATGGCACAGTAGCACTTAGGGGCTCTACAGGCACTGGCGCAGGCCAAGGTGCAATTACGATAAATAGTGATGACCAAAAAATTGTTATAACTGATGGAACCGCAGATCGGGTAATACTTGGTAAACTCAGTTAATAACAACCACCGCAAAAATAAAACTTGACTAAGCATGTCCTTTGAGATATAATTTCAGAATGGAGAAATATAATGACCGCAGCAACCTATGACTTAGTGATTGACCAAGGCTCCGACTTTGCGATTGACTTAACAATTACAGAGGGAGGAACGGCGAAAAATCTGACTGGCTACTCGGGCAGGGCACAGCTGCGTACGACTCATGCGGCTTCAAGTGCTACGGCAAGTTTCACAGTAACTGTAGTAAATGCGACAAATGGAACAATGAAAATGGAAATGCAAGCCAGTACTACTTCAGGTATTGCTGCTGGTAGGTATGTATATGATATGGAAATTCATACAGCGAATGATGCAACTGTTAAAAGACTAATTCAAGGAAGTGTAACAATAAATCCAGAGGTAACTCGATGACTACACTAGGAACAAAAGTTGCTATTACGGAAGAAGTCACAACTATTGATGTAACAAATAATAGTAGTATTAGTGTCACTTTAGATGATAATACTACTACTCTTGTTACTGTAAATAACCTTGCGCTTCCAGCACAATTTCAAGACGCAGCAAATATTGCTGTAACTCCTTACAATACTATAACATCTAGCAATCTACAGACTGCTTTGCAACAACTTGCAGATCAAAGTTTTAGAGGTGCTGATGCCCCTACAGGGAGTACTGTAGAACAAGGAGATCTTTGGTATGAAACAGATACCGAGACATTAAAAATCTATAGAGAAGTTTCTTCAAATGTGTTTAATTGGGTTCCAATTGCAATGGGCACAGGAGATTCTGATACTTTAGACGGCGGGTCTTATTAAGACTCAATAGGCTTTTATTATGGCACAAGTAATTAAAATCAAAAGATCTACAGGAACGAGCGCTCCTTCAACGCTCGCAGTAGGAGAATTAGCCTATAGTAAAGGTAGTGACACTTTGTACGTGGGAGACCCTGCTACTGCTAATACCCCTATTGCTATTGGAGGCGCAATTAAAAATAATGCAGGTACACCAGTACTTGCAACAGGAATTACAGCAGATGAGATAGCATCTTTAATTCTGCCAGCTATTTCTACCAGTGTTACGCTTGGAGATGCTACAGACGTAACTCTTACGACCGCGGGAGGATTAACGGTAACAGGAAATCTTACTGTAAACGGTACAACAACTACTGTTAATTCGACTACAACTACTGTTGATGATCCCATCTTTACGATTGGAGGCGATTCGGCACCTGGTTCTGATGATAACAAAGATAGAGGCATCGAATTCCGTTGGCACAATGGTAGTGACGCAAAAGTAGGTTTCTTCGGGTTTGATGATAGTACAGGTAAATTTACATTTATTCCTGATGCTACTAATAGTTCGGAAGTATTTTCTGGAACCGCAGGTACAGTTGTAGCAAATCTAGAAGGTAATGTAACCGGTAATGTAACCGGTAGTCTTATAGTTGGTGGCCACACAATAAATGACATAGATATTGCTAGTGAATTTAACGATGTTGATGACCATTTAATGACTTCAGCAGCTATCAATGATAGGATTACATCATTTGGGTATGGAACAGGCGATATAACTCAGGTAGTAATTTCGAGTACTGACTCAAGTATTACTGGAGGCGGTACAGGAGCAACGGGAAATATTTCGTTTGACCTGGAAGTAGGAACTATAGACGGCGGAACATACTAATAGGATAGGTCATGGCTCAGGTAATTAAACCAAAACGTAGTTATACAGCTGGTGATGCGCCTACGACGAGTGATCTTGTAGAGGGCGAAATTGCAATCAACACCGCTGATGCTAAACTATATATTCGTGATAATTCGAATAATATAGTTGCTATTGCAGGCGGTGGTGGTACTGCAAGTGGTGCAACTACAGAGGTAACGCAATCGAGTCACGGATTAAACGTAAAAGATTGTATTCGTCATAATGGGTCAGCTTGGGTAAAAGCACAAGCAGATGATGCAGCTACTTTAGCACTTGGAGTTGTTACTGCAAAAGCTGATGCTAATACATTTACAGTGGCACAATCTGGGCGGTTTGAGTTAAGTTCACACGGTCTTACAGTAGGACAATGGTATTATTTAAGTGCTGATACTGCAGGGCTTTTAACAACTACTGAACCCACAATCTCCCAGCCCTTAGTTTATGTAGAAGGGTCAAACCACGTATTTGTCTATCCTTATAGACCTACAAATCTACTAGTGAATGGCGGCGCCTCTGTAGTGCCTGGCGATGGTACTGTTACTCTTGCAAAAATGGCAGTAAACAGTATAGATAGCGATCAGTATGTAGACGGAAGCATTGATACCGTACATATAGCCGATAATGCAGTAACCCTTGCCAAGATGGCAGGTGGAACAGACGGAAACCTTATAAGCTACGATGCTAATGGAGACCCAGTGGCAGTAGCAACGGGTAATGCAGGACAACTTCTAACCTCTGCGGGAGCAGGAGCGCCTCCAACATTTGCGGACGCGCCCGCTAGTGGGCCGAGTGTTGGTAAAGCTTTCTTTATGGGACAATTATAATGGCAGTTAAAATATCAGGTGTAAACCTATCAGCAAATACAACAGCAAACGTAGGACAAGCGGGTTCGAGTGGCGGTACATACACTGTGCATATTCTGAATCGAGGCACAGCTTCCGCTCAAGTACAATTAGGCGTGGGAGACTCTTCTGCGACTTTTGATACAAGCCAGAAGCTGTTAGAAAGTACCACTGTAGGAATAAATGAAAGCATGAGCTTTTCTCCTGTTGTATGTGGAGCATCAGATTATATAATTGGCAGATCAACGGTGGCGAATGTAAACATGGTGATGATGGGACATGACGAGTAATGGCTGGCTTAACTATAAATACTAAAAAGAGAGCCTGGCCAGAGTGGCCAGAGGGCGTTCGTTCTTTTGAGCCTTATAATGGCGCTTATCAGTATGATTTATATTATATTCATTGCCCAGGTTTTGTAGGCGATACAAGAACAAGCATAAGAATACCTTACACTGGGGTAAGTACTGCTTTGCAGTACTATGATGCGAACGGAACGGCTTCTACTGCAGGTGCCTGGAATGGCGGATTAACTGTTGGTGAAGGATATACTGATGCAGATTACTGGGTTGGTTGGTACATGGATGCAAGTGATAATCTACTATATTTACTTTCATTAGATCATGGAACAAATCCTAACTCTCTTTGTCTCTCATCAGTTAACTCGTCAGGAACAGTTACTGAAATTGGAAAAACTGCATTTACAAATGCTGTTTTTAATTATATACATCAGACTAATTCATACCTTGGTCCTCTATATAGACCATCAGGAGACGGTTCTGGAGATTTTGCTATTAGTTTTTCTAATACTGCAGGAGGGAATGCTGCAGCAGGGGCTCCATGCAGGGGAGTATTAATCACAATAGGCGCTTCTGATTGTGCATTAAGCTATTCAAACCTACTTCCTTCTACTTTCTCGGCAGCAACTGCGACCGGTGGGGGATTTAGATTTGGACCTACATCTAATAATATTATAGGAGGGCCTTACGGAGCAATGCCAACCACTTGGTCAGGCGCTGATGGACAAGGATATTGGTACGGAGGCCTAATGAATACTAGTACTGGTAAGGGCCATGCAAATGCAATATATAAGCTGCCTTTTCACTGGGCCACCACTATCCAGCCTTTCCACTGGAGAGAACATTATATAATGGGAGTAGCGGCTTACCTGTACGGTCCTCAAATATTTAGTGTAGAATCAGTACACAGCTATCTAGATGAAATGGCGATATATTATGGAATATTATAAGTTTTCAGAAGAGGGGCAGAAAGTTTTTTCTTCCTCTACTTTTCTAAATCTTTTAACAGAGACCGAAATGTGTGCTTTTTTTCGAAGCAATACACAAATAATTAAAGATACCGCACTCTTAATGACGAATAGAAATTGGGTGGTAGATGTTACTAGTACTCGATTTAATGATGTTATGACTGCTTGTGTTTCGGAAGGTATCTTTACAAGTGACCGAGTAGCAAATTTTAAAAAAGGTATTTGGCCTTCCACAGAGGCTGAATATAAACTTGGAATATAAGATATGTCAACATCACCAGTAGCTTCTTCAATTTCAGATATAACAGCAACCATTAATACGGCTTCTGTTACTGAATTTGTGGCTTCTTCCAATCAGACTACTTTTACTGTTGATTATACAGTTGGAGAAATACTTGTATTTTTAAATGGTGTTCTACTAGATAACGGGGTGGATTATACGGCAACAAATGGAACCTCAGTAGTATTAACAAATGGCGCAGCAGCAAACGATGTGTTAACTACTGATACTGGAAAGTTAACATTTACAGGCACTTCTGTAGCAACTGCCGCATCAGTAGACGACGCCACAGCATTGGCAATCGCATTAGGATAAAATTATGGCAAATACATTTAAAAACGCTTTTGCGGC